TGGAGCAGAATTGGCCCTGGTTCTGGACGACTGCCTTAACCTGCTCCCGCAGGTCTCCGATGATCTGGTACAGGGGGGCGATCAGGGCTTCCATGACCCCAATGGCTTCAGGGTAGTCCTCCCGATACTGCGTGACCGTGGCCGCATCAGCAGGGTTTAGGTCGGTGGGGATGCCACCAGACGTAACCTGGAGGGTAGAAAGCCTCTGGATCTGCTCATCGAGGTCGCCAAACTTCTTGTTGACCTGAGCGAGCGTGGCTTCCAGTTTCGCCTGGGCTTTGCCCATGGCCCTCTGTGCTTCGCGGGCATCGGACTCCCGCTTGGCCAGCCCTTCTTCGGTCTGGGCCCCATCCTTGATGGGCTTCTGGGGTGGTGCGGATTCCTCTGCCACTTCTTCGGTGGGAAGGGGATCGTCCTCGCCTACCTCCAGCCGGTCTTGGCCTGGGATGACCGTGTGGACGGTTTCGACAGTTCCTTCCGAGCCGAAAGGGTTCCCGGGATCGTTGGTCGTGTCATCGCCGCCCTGAAAACTTTCCTGATGAACCATCTGCCCTGTCTCCGGGTCACGAACAAAGCCAGCCTGGGCAAGAATGTCCAGACCCGCCTGATCGTTGGGAGAGGGTTTCGGTTCTTTGAACGTCTTACCTGCCATTGTGTTGCTCCAAATGACTGACGGGGACCAGGGTTATCCTGGCGACCCGGATCAGTCCAAATCGTTGGCTGTCTGAATCTGCTCGATCTCCTTGGGGATCTCAAGCAGGGTGTTGAGTAGTTGTGCTTGGCCCTGGATACGGGGCCCATCCACTGCGAGGTTTGGACATTCCAACAACCCTTCCATCGTTTCTCGGTACATATGCTCAAGCATGGTTTTCAAAGCCATATTGTTGAACAAGACCGCAGCCGTACCGGCATCGATGCCGTAGCATTCCTTGAACCGGTCCTGGAGGGTTTCCTTGATGTCCTCGGGCGTCTGATTATGCCTGGGCATTGGGCGCCTCCTCGGGGGTCGGGTTGTTCGGGTCTTGGGCGTTGTGCTTGGCTACGTCCCGGTGGATGGCCATCGGCATGGACTGGTCCAGCGCCATCTTCAACTCGGGGGTCATGAGACCCGTCTCTTCGGCCAATTTACGGAAGGCAGCGAGTTTGACCGTCTCGGCGTTTTCGGGAATGCCAGTGAACGCCTTCAATTGGGCATCCTGCTTGGACATCTGCGCCCTCTGCTTGCCCTGTTCGGCCTTGTTGGGGTCCCTACCCGCCTGCGCCTGGATCTGCGCCTGCTTCGCCTTGAGGTTCGTCTTCTCCACAAACTGCTCTGGGGTGAGGACGGCCTTCTCTTGGTCAAGGCCCAGGCCCTCAGCGATGGCCCTCAGCATTTCAACCTCGTCCATCCAATCCGGTTGCTGAACCTGGCGAGACTCGTTAAAGAACTCGCGGACCCTCTGTCCCACGATCTCCCGTTTCAGGGCTCCGCGCACACCCTGGACCAGAAGGTCGGCCTCAACCTTGTATTTCTCCCAGTCTGGGTAGAAATCCTGGATCCACTGGTAGGCATCGCGGAGGTGAGGCTTCCACCAATAGCGGTCGCAATTGCCAACCGTGTCTCGGATGAACTCTTCCAAACTGGCCCAGACAGCATTGGCCATGTTGTCCGTACGCACTCCAGAACCCATGTCCAGCCCGGTTGCCGCCTCGGTCACGCCAGTCACGATGGGTAACATGGATTCAAATAGCTTGTAGCAAGCCATCAGGTGCTCCAGGTTGCTGGGCACCTTGAAAAATTCCACGGGTTTACCGCTGGGGCCTTCCTTCCGGTTCACGCCCTTGTTCCGATAGATCCAGGTCTTGCGACCGCGAACCCGGAGATCCTTATTCTCGACGCCGGCTGCATCGATCATCGCCTGGAACCCGGAGGTGTCGGCCATGTCGTCATCGATGGAGCGGACCACATTGACCAGCATCTCGACCACTTCAAGGGCGCTCTCACCTACGCCGATGCCGAAGATGGAGCCCGGGTCACGCCTGAAGGGCACAAAGTTGACGGGCATCTTCCAGGGCTGGAACTTGCGCTTGCTGATCTTGAGGATGTGCTTCTGACAGAACCAAATCTCCCAGATGGAGTCCGTCATATCCTTGGTTTGGGTCTTGTCCAAATCTTTGAGGTGGGGGAACTTCTGGCCCAGGTCTTCCAGCGCGTCTTTCGTAAGGATGCCCACTCGCATCCAGACCACATACCGGTTGAGCGCAGCATTTGACACATTGGTAATGAAAGGTGCTATTTCCCACCGTTTTAGATTGCCGGCCCAATCTCCGAATGGCATATCGTGAATAAGATCGGCCACTTCACTGGCAATAAAGGTTGGGTCTTCCTGGAGGGAACGGAGTTGGTGCCCAGACCACACATGGTGGAAATGAACGTACTCCATTTCCTGTGCCTTCTTGCCGTTGGGATCAGGGTAGACCCACTGGGGGTCATACATGGTCCACATCGGCTTGGCCTTATCTTCCGCCTCGATCACATCGGAGCCATCCTGGAAGCGCAGGCGAGGGTTGGAAATCTGGACAGGTCCATAGACCACCGCTGAACCGTAGGTGGCGATGAACTGGGTCATGTCGTCCATGAAGTTTTCCATCTCCATGGCTTCATGAATGTCTTCATATTCCTCGCGGAGATGCCGGATGCGCAGTTCTTGTTCCTCTGGCGACATCCTCTGCGGGTCGTTGCGAGGGGAGGGTTTGATCTCCCATGGCCGGCCCTGAATCGGCCAGACATTCTTGAACAACTTGGCCTTGGCGATCTGGATCAAACGAGGAAGACGGCGGTAGAAGAACGTGCTTTCCTCATACCCATCCTGCGGCTCGTTCACATCCTTGCCGGCATTGTATTTATTGATCTTCATCCACTTGGATTCTTTTTCTCGACGCCCGTAGTCGGCCAAGTCGATCTCTTGGTAGAACGATCCGAGCAATTTATGCACGGCATCGATCTCTTTCTCCTCGAACATGGGTTCTTCACCCACCGGGCCATCAGGCAAAGCCGGGGCATTGGGCCCGTAGTTCGGTGGAGTCACCTGCATCATCGAGCCCGTAGGCGCGGTCTGGAGGACTGAGCCGGCAGGCGTTCCCGGGACCTTCGCTGGTGCCATGGAACTGAGTCCTTGCCCGATAGCCATTTAGACCCTCCAGGACCATGCTAAACCCAGGGGACAAAAATGCCTATCACATCGTCAAGGTTTTATCTGTTTTGCCTTCCCGCTCGGAACGGCTTCCAGTCTTGAATATTAATTTCACTCTCGAAATCGCCCGGGTCTTGCCACGGCGCCCGGTCCAAAGGGTGCCCGTACTGGACCATTCCTTTGACCAGGTAGCGAACAGAAGTGATTACGTCAAATTTCAAGTCTGGGGTTTCCGCCTTGGGTCCATCACCGTCCTTGTTCCATCCGTAGGACTCATACTGCTCCATCAGGGTCCGCAGATTTCGGGAAAACTTTAGTCTCCCGGAGTCAAATCTCTGCCACATCTCATCCATGCCGGGGAGGAACGAGTTGTCGGCCTTGATGTATTTCCTTTGCTCCTCGGGGATTTCGGCCCAGTGCTCGCCGTGGGCCATCTTCCACAGTCCCTCAAGGATCCTCTCCCCGGTAGCCTGGTTGGCCTGGTTGGCAGCAGGGTCGATCATGAACGTCATGTTGTCGCCCCATTCGAGCAACTGGGTGTGGTGGTAGCGGTAGGGTTTCTCAGCCTGCTCGTAGGTGGCGTAGACGTAGATCACATCGGACATCGGGTCACGTGCGGCTGCTCCCGCACCCCAGGGGTGCCTCCAGCCAACGTCTGCGCCTCCCAGGCGCGGCCAACGGTCTGGGATAGAAATCTTGTTCGGGTCATACATGATGTCCTGGGCCGGGAAGGGGAAGATCAGCCCATGGTTCTGCACCACGCGCCCCTCGGTTCGGGCAATGAGCATGGCCGGGTTGGAAGCGAACATGCGAAGCATCGCCGCCTTCTCGGCGGGATCCAGGTGTTCGGCCTCCAGGTGGGTCAGGTAGCAGAGTTTGACCAGGTCAGGATCGGACTCAGCAGTGTTGATGAGCCACTTGACTGTAGGGGTCATGCCATCCAATGGGCACAAGGCTACAAAGATTTGCCCTCGGTCGTCGGCCACCCGGGCGATCATCTCCATGAGGATGTCCACATTGGGTTCCTCATCGATGTAGACCCGGGCGCCGTGCCAGGAGGCTAGGGCCTGCCGGTCCATCTTGTGCGACTTGAAAGTCAGGGTGCTGATCGTATCACTAGGGACATGTTTGACCCGAACCGTGTCGAAAGAACCGGATGGGGCAGATTTACGGGATGGCTTACCGATGATGTATTTCGATCCAATCAAGGCTTCCTTGAAAGGCTTGTCGGTCCACCCTGGGCGCTCGGAGTCAGGCCCGAACAACTTCCGCTGGGCGGTATCACGGGTATTCTCACCCGTGTCACCCATCACCCAAGCATCAATACCCCGAACCGTCTTGGGCCCCCTATACCACTCCGGGTAGATGCCCGTCGCATCCCAACCGCACTTGACCATAGCTGTGTGGGTTTTCCCAGAATTTGAGATTGCAACGGAATTTCCAATAAACACATGGTCGGGGTGATCGATACGGAGGTCCATCGTCTCCACAAACTCAGCGGAGGCGCTGGATCTATTGAGGTAGGTCAACTCTGGTGAACCATTGGGCCCCCAAACGACCACCGGTAACTGGTCAGACACGGCCCTGCCGACCCTGACCATGGCGATACGCCCGGTCTTGGGATACATCACGCAAACCTTGTGGCTTCTAGTGCAATCCAGGTAACCTGACTGCCCACGAATGCACCATGACCACCGGAAAACCTTCTTGAACCCGTTGTGGTAGACCTCTTCGACGGTCGAAGGGACAAAATCTCGCTTCGTGAAATCGAAAGCAAGTATTTTGTCCCCTACTACCATGTCTCTGATTAATTTTACCTCTCCATCGACCATTCTTACTTCGGTTTCTAGCCCAAGGCATCGGTTGGCACCAAAATAGGCCAGAATTTTACAGTGCGAGTTCAAAATTTCCACTTGTGATGCATATGGTTTCTTGGAGATACCCATATTCCACAAGGCGCTTTCGGCCTCGTTCTGCAAAAACACCTTGGATAGATCCAAGCCCTCTTGGATTGGGGCGAGGTGATCATGGCGTACCATATTGGGCCTTCCCGGTTGGTGCTATTTGCTGAGTTTCCCGGCCAAATACCCTGTCAGGAGACCTCCTGCCCCGTATTTGAGCTTCGCTGCAACCAGGAGCCCTTTTTGCGAGGCGATCACGGCATCCTTCTGCACATTGGCCGCTTTTTCGTTGTCATAGGCTGAGTGCCAAGAGGCGTCTGACAGGATCAGCGTGGCGATCTGCTTGTCTCGGTCCTGGATGCGGGTGTGATCAAGGGTAATTTCGTATTCCTGCGCCTTCACCAACACTTTTAGAGCGTCCCGCTCCGCTACCAGTGCGGCGATGTCCACTGGCTGAGTGGCCGGCTGCGGTTCTCCGGGGAGCGTAGGGGGGGGCGGGGTTGGTTCCTTGGCCTGGGCCCGGGCAACGGCTGCGCGGGCCTGTGCAACCTTCTGGGCTACGTCTGGAGCCTTGGCGTCGTCGTCCTTGGTTGTGGCTGCCTGGGTTGCATTCTTCTTGTTCAGCGCCTCAGCCACCTTGGCATCCTGATCTGCTTTGTGCTGGTCCACCTTAGCCTGGGCTTCGGCATACTTCACCTTGGCACTCTCCCGGCAGGAGAAAGCGCCGACCCCTACCGCAATCAGGATCGCGGCCACCGTGACAGGGAAGGCCCACTTGGGCAGGACTTGGCCGATGATGCTCATGCGTTACCTCCACTGTTCGGGTTAAGCGACTCTGGAGGCTGGTTGCCTCGATCACGGTTGGCCCATGCCCCGTTGCCCTTGATGAGACCGACTGCCCCAAACAAGGTAAGCAGGGCTTGGTTCCACCCCTCTGTGAAGCCCTTGCCCTTGTAGACGCCATGGCCCAACCAAAACCAGACCAGAACCACCGTCCCGATGAATGCCAAGTCGTAGAGTTCCTTGGTGTGGTCCGTCGAATCAAGCCACTTAGCCAGGGTCTTCAGGATCGTAGCCATCGGTGCCTCCTTCCTTGGGATAGGGGATGTCGTAAGGGGTTTCCTCGTAGGGATCTGGCCAGTAAGGGTCGGGGCACATCATGCCCCATTATCACCCTACGCGGTCTGGAACAGTTCGGCTTCGGCAGCACGGCGCTTGACGAGACCCGGGAGAACCCTCCCCCCACCATGGACCCAGAACTGGAACTGGGCCACGGCGCCGGCGTAGTCACCCTCGTTCAAGAGACGGAGCAAGGTGCTGGACTGGAGGGCACCAGCACCCAGGTTGTAGACGAAACTGGTGAGGGCATCGAACTGGTTCTGGGTCAGATCCACCTTGACCTCCCGGGCCACAGCCGCTCCGGCGCCGGCCAAATCGTTCTGGAGCCAAGCCTGGGCCTGCCCCTCAGTGCAGGTATCTCCCTGGGTGACGCGGGCCCCTCCTGGGTAGACCGTGGTGCCGTACCCGATGGTCCACACACCAGCAGGGCAGAGGTAGGCCGTGTCCGAAAACCCCTCAAACTGGGCAACGAAGGTGGCGGCGTTGGGGGATGGGTTCATGGCTTCTCCTAGTCAATGGTGACGTTCTGCCCATTGCGAAAGCCAGGAATGTCGAAAATGCATCCTGGGTACATGACGCGCTGGGTGGTTGCCCCGCACTGAGAACACTCATGGGGTTCATCGGCCTCAGACATGGGCCGCATCAACTCATCGATGTGTTCGCATTTGGGACACTTGTAACAGTACAGGGCCACGGTTCACCTCGTTCTGAGTTCTGGTTTGCGGCGAAGGACTTCATCGACCAACATATCCACCAAGTAGGCATCGAATTCATCGTCACGAATTTCGTAGTGCTTGGAGATAAATTGAACGGCATGGACGCATTCATGGACCAGGAAGACGATGAACCTACCTGGGTCTATGTAATTTAGATCGAACCCCATCTTCACATAGTAGGAGTGGGACTTGTCTTCGTAGGCTCGGCAATAGGCACCTCCTTGACCTTCGTGGTCAAAGTTCACATAGACCCGGGCCCCCTTGAACATCTGGAGCGGGATCTCAATTCTGCCCTTCGCCACTACCGCCTCCTACAGTTTGAGATTGTCTTCCCAGTCGCTTTCGGAAGGGGCATGACCTTCCATGCCCAGCGTTTGAACATCTGGAGCCTCGAAGAAACCTTCTTCATCTGGTCTTACGATTTGCGCGTCCTGGACCTCGGAAGGCACCAGAATCTTGATGCCCGTGGCCGACTCGATCATCTCTGCGTGGGTTACCAGCACCGAACGGAACCTGGACCAAACCTCGGGGGAGGAAAGGTCATCGTTATGGTGGGTCACATCCACCATCTGTTTCTTGCCATACCGCTTGGTGTGCAAAACTTCGGCCATCCTCATGCGCAGTTCGGCCCGAGTCTTGTCCCTGAAAGCCTGCTTACCCGTGGGATCGTTCGTGTCGTCCATGATCTCCAGGGCCTGCTCCGATAGGATCAACGCCCGCATCTGCTCGGAGGCATCCATGAGATCCGCGAACACCTTGTATTCGTTGATCCAGGTGATGTAGGTCCGGTTCTTGGGCATCCCGGGCATGGCGAGGATGGCCGGGATCGAGAAACCTGAACAGGTCAGGTCGAGCATGAGTTCCATGACATCGGCCCGGTAGAGTCTCTTCCGGTTGATCACCCAGTAGTCGGCTGTTTCGGTTCGCTGGAGGGCTTCTATTGTCACCTCGGCCCTGACATCACCCCTGCCCATGCACGGGTTCTCCATGAACCAGTTGCCCATGGCGTCCTGGAGGGTGAGGCTGAGTTTGCCCACTGGGCCGGATGGGGTGGTCATCTCAGATTACCTTC